AACCGTCGAGGCTGATCGATCCACCAGGCAGGCATCTGCGGTGGCACCTGCCACTGAGGAGGAACGGTTCCGTCCGGGTAGGGCAGAATCTCACCGGGGGTGTCCGTCATGGACTGGATCACGTCCATGGCGGAATACGGCACCATGAGCCTGGCGTTCCCGGCGAGCTTCATGTGCTCGATGATGCTCGACCAGGAAGCGTTGAGGGCGACCTGCACCGGGCGGGCACTGGTGAGCGTACTGTCGCCGTACCAGTGCGTCTCCAGGTGGATGTCCCGGACCACTGCCAGATTCAACCGGTCCTTCCACGGGAAAGGCCAGGGCTTCGGCCCGAACACTATCTCCGAACCGACGACGACCGCCACCATCCCCTCGGGGCGCTGGGCGTTCGGGCGCTCGTAGTAGGTGTAGACCATGGTGAGCCGGGCGTTCGGACCACCGACCCGACCGAGCGTCGGGCCCAGCACACCTCCGGGCACGGCGTCGGCCTCGGGCTCGGTCTCCAGATCGAACATCTGCCGCACCTCGGCTGGAGGAACGGCCTGCGCCTTGATCCACCAGGTGGCGGTCTCCAGGTCCCTGGTACCGGCCTCCGTGACCACCTCGGCGATGGTGAGCACCGTCTCCTTCGTGTCGCCACGGACCGGGTCCCAATCGACGGCGATGATCGCCGTCCCTCCCTTCCAGGCTGCCCAAAGGCAATCCTCCCGCAAGTTCTCCCAATCGTGGGCGAAGGCGATGTCCTCCAACACCGACTCCGCCAGCTTCGCTCCACGGACGGTGGCGTCGTCCGCAGCCGACGGCAACACGTCGAACGCCAGATGCCGACTGACCGCCTTACCGATGACGGTCCTGGACGACGGCAGCAGGCGGTTGACCGTCACCTGCACCCGGGCCGGATCACGCGGCAGACGGTCCACGACCCGTGTCTGCGGGTTGAACCAGAGCCACTGCTCCCCGCGCAGGAACGCCGAGTTCAGCCAGAACTCGTTCACCACGTCACGGATGGCGTTGAACCCGGACTCGTACTTCTTCCTGATCTCCCCGGCGGTGATGGCCATCTGTCACTCCTTCAGAGCCCGATCGGTGTCGGGCGTTCACCGTCGTCGCTTGCCTGACGCCGTGGCCGTGGCCGCTTTGGCAACGGCGGCCCCAGGATCAGCAGCAACTTCAGCAGCACCAGGGTCTGCAACGTCAGCACCGTCACCAACAGTGCGAACAATACGATAGACATGCGACAGTCCCTCCAACAACTGTTCCATCCGGTCCGCCCGCTCCCGCTCCACGGCCAACCGCTCCTGCAGCCGCTCGGCCTTGTGCGGGCTGATGGCCCCGACCAGTTCGGCCATCTCCAACACACACAGATCACACAGCGCCAGCATCCCCTCGAACTCGATCACCACACCGGTGAGCACGAACCGGCGATCACCGAGATCGTACCCGCAGATGTAGCAACCTCGCTTGGCCGCCTCGGGCGGCGGGTACCCACCCGAGACGATCACGACGCCCGCTTCCTGCCGAGAGCGGCCAGACGCTGGAACTTGGCCTTGCCGTACTTCTTCCTACCGATGAACGCCGCCAACGCCCGGGGGTTCTCGGCCCCCCGTCGCTTCAACTCGGCGACGAGCGCCTGGAAGCGTGCTCCGGTTCCCAACGGTGGCTTAGGCATGCTTACCTCCTTTCGTCACCACGATAGCACACGCTCACCGGAGCGAACGGACTGCCGGACGAACCGCCCCAGCCGGGTCCTGTACTGCCCGATCCGTTTCGCCTCCGTCATGGTGAGGACCGCTCCGAACGCAGCGTTGTTGCTGTTCGACACGCTCAACGTCTCTCCGGTCTTGTTCAGGGACTCGTAGTTGTACAGCTTGTGGTTGACGTTCCCGTCGATGGCGTGCCAGACCACACCACTGGGTTCCCCGTTGTTCGAATCCTGGTAGTGCCCGAACACCCGGTGGAGCCGTCCGTCGCCCCCGTTGGGCATGGCGTAATTGATGGCGTTCCCGTAGGTCTGCCCGACGGCGGTGTAGGTGATCCGCTTCCCGGAGGAGTGCCGGTACACGTCCACGTGCCCGAACATCGAGAAGACGGAGCCGGGGCACGAAACCGAGAACGTGGTAGTGTCACCGGGCTTGTACACGAAGGCCCAGCAACCGCCACGCCAGTCGTTGATGTACCCGGTGGTCACGATCGGCTGGAACACCGACGGAACGGACAGGGCCCCGAGACTGCTCCCCGCCACACTGGCCGACGCCACGACGATGTCACCCGGCTGCGCCGTGAACCCGATGTTGAGCGGGCTGCTGGAGCTGTTGTTGCTGCTGTGACTGTTCAGGGCGATGACGCCACTCGACGCCGCCGCCCGCACGGCGAGTGCAGCGTACGGGACCGACGACGCCCAGGAGATGACGTTCGAATAGGAGCCACCGGCCCACTCCCTCGGGAAGCACACCACGAAATCGGAGAGGTTCTCGAACATGTACCCGATCGTTCGGGTCCCGACGGACCCCAGCGACTGGTTGCTGCACACCATCGGGAACACGATCCCGGCTGGGGGCGTTCCGGCCAGGGTCACGCTCGTCGCACCGACCGTGGAGTTCTTCGCATCGACGAGCGCCCACCCGGTCACGTCGTCCACCTCGAACAATCCGACGAAGAACGTGTTGTTGAGTAAAGTGGTGACCGTGATCCCCGTCGCCGTCGTGCTGGTGTAGGCCGACACCCGGCACACCCCCGTGGACACGGAGTTGGCCAGGAACGTCCAACCATCGGAGACCGTCGGGGCCTGGTCCGTCGAGTGGGCGATGAGTGCCAACCGGTGCGTGCCGGGCGTCATGGCGTTCGGGAAGTTGACGGTGATCGAGGTACCGGTGACCTTCCCCTGGGCGGTCTGAACGATCCGCACCGCTGCCTACCTGTTGTTGCCGACGATCGTGTACTTCACGGCACCGGAGGCGATCACCGACACGTCGGCGATGCCGTTCGTCCGGTAGGTCCAACTGGTCGAAGGCAGCACCGGCACGGAATCCACACCCTCCACCGCCGGGGTCTGCCCGTTGACCGACACCCACAGCGTGGTGGCACCGTCGTGGTTGACGACTTCGACCTCCGTCGCCACCCGGGTGAAGGTGATCTTGTCCACGGTGTTCGCCGTCGTGGTGGCGGTCCGGGCGAAATCGACAGTGTAGTTGGCCATGCCGTCAGTGTAGCACGCCCGCCTACGCCCACCGCCCCAGCACGGGATGGTGCCCCCGCTGCCTCCGCCGTCGCACCCGCTCCCAGACCCGCTCCTCCAGGGAGAGGTTCCGGATCGGGGCCGGTTCCCAATGGACGTGGTCCATGGCGGCGATCACGGCGTAGGCCAGCACGTCCACCTGGTCGTCGTGGGCGTCGTACGGGAACCGGGCGATCTCCCCCGTGAACGCCGCCCGTCGCTCCGGGTCGATCGCCTCCGACACGTGTATCCTACCGGCCCTGGCCCAGGTGATCGCAGGCATGGCCCGGGCCAGCTTGTCCCCTCTCGGCTGCAGCTTGCGGATCGGCACCGGGCACGACCGCCGCAACTCGTTGACCAGGGGCACCCCGAACGAGACGTGCTCCACCCCGAGCCAGGCCGTTCCGGGGCGCAGGTTGGTCCGCACGAACGACACGTGGTCGTAGGCGTCCACCCGCTGCCGGGCGATGTCCACCAGGATCAGGTGCCCGCTGCGTGCGTCGTGCTCCCAGGTCGCCAGCACCGTCCAGTCCGCTTTCGCCCCCAGCGAGGACGCCAGGTCCATGGTGGCATACCGCATCCCTCGCTCGATCCTGGTCCCGTCGTGCAGTTCCCAGCCCCCGCCCCCGGCCAAAGGCCTGGCCAGGGGAAGCGTCTCCGGGAAGTACGCCTCCCGCCCGGCGGACGGACGGCCCTGGTACATCGCCTCGAACCAGTAGGGGTCCCGCTCACGGATGGCGACGAGTTCGTCCCTGGAGAACCGGTCCGGGCAGAGGGGCTCGTCGTTCTCGTCCAGGGCGGGCCAGTTGTACCACTCCCAGAACCCCTCCATGCGCCCGATCAGGTCGTCGTGGTGCCAACGGGTGGCGATGAGGAAGATCGGGGAGGTGGTGAAGCTCTGATACGGTGGCTCCCGCCGGGTGGCCACCGTCGAGACGAACCAGTCGTACAGCGACTGCCGGTGCGCTGCGGAGAGAGCCTCCTCGGCGTTCTTGATCGGGTCGTCGATGATGATCACGTGGAAGCCCTTACCGGTGAGAGGGCCCCCGGCACCAGCCGTGTGCAGGGCGGAGCCGTTGAGGAGCTGGAAACGGTTCGCCGCCCTGGAGGACGGGTCCAGCATCTCCTGCGGGACCAGCGCCCGCACCCTGCGGCCCCAGGACGCTGCGAAGTCCGCCTCGTACGAGATGAGCGCCACCTGTATGCCGGGGAAGTACTCCAACAGCCATGCCGGTAGCCCGGTCGAGAAGAGATAGGACTTCCCGTGCCGTGGCGGCATCGACACCGCCACGTTGCGCTGGGGCACGGTGGACCGGAAGAGCGTGTCGAGGATCAGCCGGTTCAACTGCTCCGTGAACACCCAACGCTTGGTGTCGGGCTCGTGGACACAGAGATAGTCGAGCGGGCTGAGCCCGGCCAGCGTCCTACGGGCCGTCTCGGCGAGCTTCGCTCGTACGGCCCCGTGGGGTGGTAGGGGTAACGGGGGCACGGCACCAGCTTACCGGACACCGGGTGGGCGGGCGGCGCACGCTCGGTGCCCAGGACACGACGTGTCCCTTGGCACAGAGGGCCTTACGGATGGGTGCTGAAGACACGGGCCGATGTTACCATGCGGTGCCCCTTCCGAGTGGAAGGAACGCCCCGGGTTACCATGGGGACCCCCTTCTCGCCGAGAGGGGACGAACCGAAGGAGGTGGAGGTTTCGTGTTTCCGTGTGAGGATGCGCTCAGCAGGGGCTGGGCGGTCTTCCCGGTCCGCTCCCGCAGCAAGGTGCCGCTCACCCCGCACGGCTTCCGGGACGCCAGCCGGGACAGGGAGACGGTGGAGACGTGGTGGGAGCGCTGGCCGGAAGCCAACGTCGGCGTGCCCACCGGTCGGGTCAACGGCGTGGTCGTCGTGGACGTGGACCCGCGCCACGGAGGAGACGAGTGGCCGGGGCTGCAGCAACTGCCCCGGACGCTGACCAGCCGCACGGGTGGCGGCGGGTGGCACCTGTGGTTCCGGTTGGGGGCAGGGGCGGAACGTGTCCGCAGCCGCCGCCTGGCCCCGGGGATCGATCTCAAGGCGGACGGCGGCTACGTCGTCGCCCCGCCGAGTGTACACGAATCCGGCGAGCGGTACGAATGGCTGGACCCCTCGGCGGAGATGGCCGAGGCACCCGCCTGGCTGCTGGTCCTGGTGGAGAGCGGGGCCCGAGG